ATCGCCGCCAATGTTCCATTGTTCAATGTCTACAACGTCAACGCCGTCTTCGCCTTGGTAGTTCTTACCTGTTTTGTAGTTATATATGGTTGCTCGCTCATTGTGGCCATTGCATAACACGGTCAACTTCCACATAGCGTCAACTTTGGCTCCGGGATCATTGGTGATCTCCGGCTGTCCGAATGTATCGACAATCTGCTGAAACGGTAATGAAATGTGACCTTGTAAAAATGTGCCGCACGCATCATCAGTACAACCAGTGGTCCAGTCCTTAATCTCGGACTCCTCCCAGGTGTTGCCATTCATGATGCTGTTACCTAGACCTGTTAATGAGTAAACCTTGCCCGGCTG